AAGATGATGGCCAACCTGGCCCTATAGAATCAATCAAGGCCCAAGGAAGTGAAGATGATCAACTCGAAGATGAATGGAAGAGACCGGTCAATCCGGCTACGTGGAATTTGTTTAGCAAGAAGAATGATTGTAAGATATTTTCACGTTTGCCGAAAGCAGTTTGGCTAGGTTTGGGACCGTCATATCTTCCCCCGCCTCCATGGCAAGGACAAGAGTATAAAATGAGAAGGAAGAAGCTGATCAAACAGGTGACAAAGAAGGCCAACGACAATATGACAGACAGCGCACAGGGATTGCTGCGTGATTGTCTGATATGGTTGGGACCTGAAGAGTTTACATTTGTAGGGTGGATGGCTAGTTTGAAAGAGGAGAACAGACAGCTATTTTACCCAGAAGGAGACCCGTTTGATTACGAAGCCTGGAGACCTCTGGTGGACCAGATGGAACAATACTACACACCCGTGTTAGGACAACCAGAGTACGAAGGGCAAGAGAAGTTTTTTATGTATGTGTCGCGGGTGCGATCGTCCATAGTGCTTGTTATTGCCCAGAATGTAGTCATGGGGGTCGTAGCCTATATTGTTGTGAAGAAGATATTAAGCTTGATCTTTCCAAAGACAGCTTATGAAGCACAAAGTGGGTACGAGCCTCTCCAGAGACAGACAACAGCTAGGAGCCGAAGTCATCGAGCGACGACGCGAGCGAATGCTCGCATTAATCGATTGGCAACGGCACAAGGAAGTGGCCTTGAAGACTTGCGACGGATTATTGTCGGGAATGATGATATCGTTGAAGTGCGTTTGGGGCCAAAAGGATGCTCATGGTCAGATGTAGAGAATAATCCTCCTGTATCTTGGAGTCATGTGCTATTTGTGTATGGTCGGTGCGCTCTAGTGCCAATGCATACTATTTTAATGCATGATCCAGAGAATCAGGAAGTTTTTGTCTCCCTAGTGAAGCAAACAAAGGAGCATTGTAAGCTAAGCCAGGTTGAGTATATGGGAGTCTGCCATGGAGACATTGGATTGATGCGCTTCAAGGAGGCACACGAGAGAAGAAATATTGTGGGACATTTTGCGCAAGATATGCCTACATATGGAGATATGGCCCACATTATACCTCATCCGGAGGATACAGGAAGTGATTTGTTCTATGCGCAGTCATGGTATGAACAGTTGAACCAGTTTCCGTATAAAGATTATGGGATAATCGAGACGGATTTGGTTTTTACGAAGATGCCGAACAAGGATGGAGATTGCGGAACGGTGTACGTGCATGTGCCAACCCAGAAGATAGTAGGGATACATCTTGGGGGTCAAGAGAAGTCAATGATAGGACATGCAGTACGCTGGTTTGCACCAGAGTTGGAAGAGAAGAGAGAAGGATATGTCGTGGAAGAGCCCATAAAGCTCGAAGCTGCGACTGTCCCGTTCATTCCCGGTATTGTAATTGAAGGGAAGCTGCCTCCGGGCAGAGGATCCTACATACCGGAAGAAACCAAGTTTGAGCGGTCATGGTTTGATATCGATAGTTTTCCTTTACCGGAAACAAAAGATGGACCAGCTCACTTGAAGAAGGAAGGAGACAGATCACCGCTTGTGATAGCATTCTCCGCCTTTGGGAAACAATCGTGCGTACCTGGAGATGAACCTCTCGAGGTACTTACAGATTTTTTTTCCCCCCAGTTTGATCGATCAAAGTTGAGAGTACTCACTGTATGGGAGGCGATCTTTGGGATACCGCAATATCTCAAGAGTTTGGATCGTAGTACATCGTCGGGATACGTGTACAAACGATTGGGCCTCCCCCGGCAGAAGTTGTGGGGGTTTGTGGAAATGGATACGCCTTGTCAGGGCGCAGTGATACAAGAAGGAATGTGGATCCACCCGGTGCTCTTTAGGGATATTGAGCAGCGATTGGTGAAACTGAAAGCGAAGATAGTGACACCTATGATTTTTGAGTGTGTTCTCAAGGATGAGATACGCTCGGAAGCCAAAGTATCTGCGTTCCTGACCCGCTTATTTGACTCAGGTGACATTGCTGGATTGATAATTCAACGTATGTACCTAGGAGCATTTTTTGCGGAGGCTACAAAAGATCCTACCCGATCACCAGTCGGGTTGGGTATAAACCCTCACTCTAAGGAGTGGGGTGAGTTATGGTCTTACCTCAGGCGAGGTGGACTTAATTCGGAGGTCCTAGCCGGAGATTTCTCTTACTTTGACATATCTTTAAAACATACGTTTATGAAAGATTTTGTCAGGTTAGTGAATCTCCTGAGCTGGGACCCCTTGGTGGAATACGTGCTCATGGCGAACGTGTTTGGGATACATATTTGCGGTTCATTGGTTTTTACACGTCCGTGGGGAACGGACAGTGGAACCTTTATAACTGCTATATACAACACTTTTGCCAATTGGAACGCTCATAAGCGGGCCTTTAGAGCATTGTATGGAACTGAGCGTTGGCCTGAGGTCAGATCAACTTTTACGGGCGACGATTCAGCATTGACCGTCCCAGGTACTTTACGGGACTATAATATGGAGTACCTTCGTCATTATTTCTGGGAGACGTATCGAATGACCTATACGTCTCCTTTGAAGACGGAGAATCTGAGTATGACTTGGGAAGATTTGACATATCTTAAAAGAAAGTTTGTACTCGGACATGCTGGGATGATGGCACCGCTAGCGGAGCGATCCATCGCAAATATGGTGAAATGGTCCTTTGGACCTCCTACGGTGGAGGTAATGGGATCTATCTGCCAGTCAGTGCTACTGGAAGCGTGGCACTATGGAGAAGAACGATATCAGAGATTTTTGGACTGGACAGTGAAGGAATCAAAGCGGTTCAATGGGAATTGGACCCTTCTTGATTGGCAAGGGATGCGTCTAGCACGTAAGGACGATTACTAAGCCATGTCCGACCTGGGCAAGTCTATAAACTACCCTAGGGGCCCCTTAATTGGGGCCTTGAAAACCAACCGGATGGTAGAATTCTGGTCCGGACACCAGTGGGGGTTTGGCGCCCTACCAACAGAAGCTAAGTGTTAGTGGTGCGTCTTTTACAGAACCACATGGTCTTGGGTTTTGTCGGGCCCTTGACTTACTTTTCCGACAATGAACACAACACAATTGGAAGCACAGGCGGGTGTGCAGAGTAACTCGCCACAGGAATTAACGGAAACCGTGAAGACGGCTCTCTATTCCACTCCCACTATGACCTTTGGTGAGGTTGGAAAAACAGGAGAACAGACGATGCCAGGCTATGAGGCGAAGGCCCACAGCGTTGGCCATTTTGAGAGCACACGGCTATTGACGAGACAGGTGGAACTTGGGAAGTTTCCTTGGTTGACAACGGACTTGGGCAACACGCAACTATTTGAGATTGACGTGCTAAAGGCACTGCGTGAAGCCCCTCAGAACAGCGGGATTTTGGCGGAGTTCCAGTATTACAGAGCAAACATTGAAGTAACTTTGAAGCTTAATACCAACCAGTTTTATTTTGGTATGCTCCAAGCTACTCTGTTTCCCACGCTCTGGATTGGGAACTTCGTCTATGAACGCTCAGTTCTAGACCCCACGTTAATCACAGCATCTATGGCCGATTCGGTCATTAAGACGTGGGAGTATTCGTATCCTTTCGCATGGCTGCAGACAAGGGACTCTGATGTATTCATTGCAGATGAATTTCCAGTGTACCTTTCTGTTGACGTGCTTGCGCCCTTGAATAGGGCGAAGGACAATATGCCAGACACTGTTGAGGTGCAGGTCTGGGGCAGATTTACGGATATACAGTTGGCCTTCCCTATGACTGACGCGCTAGAGAAGGAGAAAGAGCCTATTAAGGCACAGAGCGCGCGAGGCCACGTAACAATCCAAACACCTACCAAAGGAAACGCCACTCATCCTGCGGAGGACCCGGCGACAGTGGGTTCTGGAGTGGTAGCGGCTGTTTCCAATCCGGTTTCAGCCCTGATAGCACAACCAATTTCTGACGTAGAACGGGCAGTGGATGCAGTTTCTGACGTCGTGACAGATGCTTGGGGGGGGGTGACGGCCTTGTTGCCCTTTCTCGATAAACCGGATAGGTCAGAGCCTCAGACACCTATTGTCATTGAGGAGGCTACTGACATGTACAATACTGATTTGCCTGATTCTAATGTGTCTATCAGTTTGTACAAACAGCGGTATGCTGATCCAGGAGCAGGACGCATGCCAATGTCAAAGAACTGGACTATCTCGGAATACGCCAGGATTCCGGGGTTACGTACTGTTCTAGCGTTCGTTGCTGAGAGTGATGATTTTGAGATACCACTGATAATGGCTCACAAAGACAACACAGTCAATCGTATTCCCTTGGATTTTGCAGCCCTATCCTCGACTTTGTGGAGGGGTTCAATAAAGATGTGTTTGATGTTTGTGACGTCAGCGTTCAATTCTGCGCGGTTCGCCGTGCAGTACATCAATGCCACTGATACGATTGGCGCATATCCCAACACCTATGATAGAGGAATAACGAAAGTGGTGAATGTCAAGGGAGATACTCACGATCTTGTGACTCTCCCATGGCTTGATCAGAAGTGGTGGGATTATACCAGCAACGACACGGGCGGCGCAGCTGGCCCGGAACGTGTCTTTCCTCCTAGGATAAGAGTCTCTATGTTAACACCGATTATTTCTACAGATGTGACTCTGAGTCCTAAGATCTACATGCTTGTGTGGATTGCGGGAGGAGATGACATACAATTTGCCTATCCTAGAGTCCCTCAATACTACGAGTGGACCTATTTCGATGCTCCTGAAGTGCGAAGAAGGAGGAGGCAAAACATTGAACCTATCAAGGCCCAGACATCAGTAGGGAAACTTTTCCAAGGAACTTTCCCTCCTATAGCCGAAAATGTATTCTATGATATTGATAATGGCTATTGTCACCATGAGCAGATAGGCCCGATAACCGATGTGATGAAGAGGTATTCACCTCTATTTGTTGGTCCGGGCCAAGCTGGCCTTTGGAAAGGGAGCTATTTGGATCTCGCTCTTGAGACCCTAGCTCCTGGGGCAGACTTTGACGCTTTCCGAGCGATGAAGCAGTCCTTGTTTGGTTCATGGCGGTCAGCCTTTCTTTACCGCTCCGGCGGTTATAGATATAGACAGTATGTGCCCGGTACCGGGGACCGGACACAATTCACCGTCCAAGATTTGAACGGCAACCCAGTAACGACAGTCTACGTTGAACCTTTTGACAGAGTCTGCCGTCTTACTATTCCGCAAACTATGTTCTACCCTTTTGCTTATCTGGGCATGGGGGAAGAGACGAGTTTTATTGATAGCGGTATGCTGGGTTTCGTACGCTCGAAACTTCCAGATAACCTCGGGAATCGCGCTTTTATCGCGGCGCGAGATGATATACAAATAGGGTTTCCTATTTTGCCACAGGGTATTCCTCAGGCCGAACCCCTCATTGAGGGAAGTCAGTCTGAGAAGCGGCGGTCGCTAACTTTGACCCGCGGCAAATAGAGGATAACCACAACCATTCTAGTGGAAACATGTAATGATGAACCACGTCGGATTCTCATGGAGTGTGGATGCCCGCGATATTTTAGAGAGGAAGGCATGTAAATGCAGAACCTTAAGGCATAGCTGAGATTTTCTCAGTGGTTGCCGCCCATTTCTTCACAGTGAGGGGTCAGGTTCACCTTTTTACGCGAG